CGGCCATGCGCGTATAGAACAGATTGTTGTATGGCGTGTTGTTGACTGCTGTGCGGAATGCCTGAGCGGCCACATCGTCGCCGGCCTTGATGCCGTTCCAAAGCCGAAACAGGTCATCCGCCTTGCCCACCGTCGGGCCGCCCAGCGTGGCGAGCACTCCGCTGCCCATTCGGGAGGTTTCGCCGAACAAAAAATCGCCATAGATGCCGAAGCCACCGCCCTGCGTGGCGGCAGCGGCCCAGGTCTTCGGATTGTCGATCGGCTTGGGCTGCTTGCCGCGGAGCATGTCTTTCATGGACATCGCGGCATAACCAAACGCGGTGCTCGACGCCATCATCAACGCCAGGCTACGCGCATTCTCCATGCCGAAGCGGCCACCGGCCTTGCCGTGCGCGCCGCCGTAATACTCGCGCAGGAACCCGCGTTGGAAGATCGCGACGCCGAATGACTTGAACTGAAAGAACAGGCGCAGCGCCTCGCCCATTGGGGTTCCCGCCTGCTGGCCTTGTCTCAACGTAGCCAGCGTGCGCGCATCAGGCGAGATTACGGCTGCGTTCAGTTCGTCCGAGTACAACTGCTGCAGCTTAGAGGCGAGCGCCTCGCGGGCGTTCTCCTGGGCGCGTTTGGAGTCGCCTGGAAACACCTCTCGATCGAGCTTGCGGATGCCCTCAGGCGTAAGGAACCGCTCGCCCCCCTCGAGCTGCTCAGTCGCCTTGCGCATGAGCGTCCAGTCATCGGCCGTGACCCGGAATCTTTCCAGCGTGTCGCGCGTTCTTTGCGAAAGGGAACCAAAGTCATCCCCAACCTCGCCGAAAAATCGCGCCATGCTTTCCAATGCCGAGCGCCGCATCGTATCGGTCCAGCCAGCCAACAGATTCCACTTAAAGAAAGTGTTCGTTGCGCGATTGAGACGGCCGGGAATCGTATCGTCGGGAGAGAAGCGAGCCGCAAGGTTGCCCAATGCGATCTCATTGAAATATCCAGCCGCCGCGAGCGTCGCGCGTTTCTCATCGCTACCGAGGTCGCCGACGATGCGTCGGATCGGCGCGATGACGCCATCGGCCACGGCTCCCAGGAAGTTCTGCCCTTGATGCCGCAGCGCCATGGCTCGCACCGGCACATCCGTCACCGCAGACACCACTGCACCGCCCAAGCCCGTCAGAGTATTCCAAGTGCGAATAAACGAGCCCACCGATGCCAACCGCTGAGAAGCCACCCGGCGCGTATACCCTGACACTTCGCGGTAAGCGTTCTCGATCCGCGTCCCGCCCTTTGTTTGCCGGTCGAAAGTCTTCAATCCTTCGGGGTCCGCGCGGCTCAGCCGTTCGCGTGTGGCTTGGACGATCGATTTCAGATTGTGCTCAGGATTCGTGCCCAACACCTGCATCAACCCCGTCTGCTCCGCCGAGCGATGCAGACCTTGCACGTATGCCTCGCGCAGGTTAGAGAAACCGAACTGCTGGTTGTAATCGAACCAGTCGTCGTCGCTCTTGAAATGAATCACACGCTCGGCGCTCGCCTTCTTGGCGAGGTTTCCCGGGCCTTTGAACGCCGCCATGCGTGAGCCATCTTCACCGGTGAGACGCACACCAGTGGTAAGGTTCATGTACGTTTCGTGCAGCCAGTCATCCAGGTTGGATGGTGGGCCATTGGGAAACATGCGGCCCAGATCCAACCGCGGCAGCAGATCCGCCTTCCAAGCCGCCTCGCCTGCGGTGGCTATGCGGTCGGGGCTATGACTTTGGCGCACCACATAGTGCTTCTCCTTGCCGATCCAGGCGCCGTATCGGTTCGCCTCAACTCGTGAGACTTCCTGCCAGCGACTAAGAATTTTTGCGACCTCAACCGCCTGCCCCGGCATCTGCGCCAGCGCCTTTTCATCGTCAATTACCCACATCGCGCGAGAAACATCACGATCCAGCTCACCCCGGCGCAGCACATCGAACAGGCCGGCGCGTTCGAGCTCGCCCTGCACGCCTGAGATGAAGCGGCGAAAGTGCGCATCTTGAGCAGCATTGACGGAGGCCCGCGCGCCGAACCGGTTCTTAGGCGAGCCGTATAGCAGTGACAACACGCCCTCGGTGGGATCATCCGCCCAGGTCGTCGCCAGATAGTCGAGCGCCTCGGTTCGCACGCGCAGGTTGATGGCGGCGTTGCGCTTCTCGATCGCGGCGGCAGCGGCTAGCGTATCGGCGAGCTCGCGACCCGCCTCGGCGGCGGCAACGTCTGCACTCTTACCCGCCTGCATCTTTTTGAACTGTCGCTCCTTGAGCATGCCGAGAACTTCGTCGAGTTCCTTTTGAGTCAAGCCTTCGACATTCTCTTTGACCAGGTCGTAGCAACTCGTCATGTTCTTCCGCTCGTTAGGCAAACCGTGGCCAGCTCGGCGGTGCGCGACCAGCGCTCAGCATTTACGGCCGCCTCGATCACCTCGTCGTATTCGGCGCTTTTGAGCTCGCGGCCGAGGCGGTCATAGAGCTCGGTGAGCTGCTGTGTGGCGAATGTCTCCTCTTCCTTGATGGCCGCCAAAGCCTCCTCGCTATCGGTGCGCGAAGCGGTGTCGAGCTCGATGGTTTCGTCGGCGTAAGCGGTGAGTTCGGCGCGTTCGGCATCAACCGTTGCCATGTTGGAGCGAGCTGCCATGCGTGGGCGCTGCGCATTCGGCGACGCTGTGTCAGCCGCTCTCGTCGCCACCGCCGATGCCGACGCGCCCACATCACGCAGTTCGCGGGCGATTTCTTCTGGTGCATCCCAATGAACGTAAGGCGCTCGCTGCGACAGCCCATCATCGACGTATGACTTATTGATGCCTCGCTCAGCCAAGACCTTCTCGGGAACATCGACGTAATGCAGCCTTGCGCCTGTCCGACCTTCACGCTGTGCGTAACCAAGTGCGTATTTCGGATCTTCGGTTAGCCACCGCGAGCCACCGTTGTACTCATCTCCGCCGTGATAGAAGCGCACGCTGCCATCCGGCACGGGGGGAAGACCTGCCAATTCAGGAATTGCGGCGATATCTCGCTCGCTCGCCACGGGGTTAGGGCGGCGAACCTCGGCCGCTGAAATGATGCCCTCGACATCGATCGGCCGGCCCTCGATCGCCTGGCCCACCGCCGCACGCACCGTCGCCTGAAAGTCTTCGGGCTTCATGGCCCGAGCGATATCGCCAGCAGAGTCGAAGGTGGGCTCTATGCGCTGGCGTACCGCCGTCGGCGCGGTTCCGACTGACCGTGGTGTAGCAGTTGTTACGCTCGGACGACTGCGAGCGAACACCTCGCCCAACGTACCCACGCTCGTGTGCATGGCGGTGCCGAGCAGGCCGCCGAAGGCGACATTGGCCAGACTGTCTACCGCGTCGTAGTCGGCCTGCTCGGCTGTCCGGCTGCCATAGATTAGGGGCTCGACGATCGCCGCGCCTGCGGCTCCCTCAGCAGCCCCAACGCCAGCCCGAACGGCGACACGTCCACCGAGGCCGCGCGCCTGATTGAGCCACCGGGCGTAACGCGCCTGCCCCACCACCGGAACGAAGTTCAACCCCGCGCTGATCGGGTCCGCCAATGTCGTCGCCGCCGCCACGCCGAGCCGGGCCGCTCCCTGCCCGATGCCTCCCTCAGCGCGTGAGAAAACGTCCTGCCGACGCTTCTCGATGCGCTTACGCCACATCAGCGTATCGAGTGCATCCTGCGTAATGCCGGCATCGTCGACGGTCAAATCGGCCTCAAGTCCGGCGACCTGCAGCTGCTCGCGCGCCGAGGTGGAATCAATGCGCTTGCCAAACGCTTTCTGTCGCTCGAGGTCGTACCATCGCTTGCCGGCGGCAATGGGGTTTTCCTCAAACGACTGTGCAAATTGCTCAGTCAGAACCGCCGAGGTCGGCGCCGGAATCCGGCTGGCCTCGCGCGGTCGCCCTCGCAGCGGATCGGCAGTCACGATCGGCATCAGCGCAGCCCCTCGCGGCGCGCCCGATCCTGATCCGCCTCCGACTCGCGCATCAGTTTTTGCCGTTCTCCACGGTGCTGCATGCCGATGGTGGTGATTTGATCCCAGGTGTACTGGACTGGCCCATCGTCGGTCACGAGCGGTCCACCGTCGACATACAGGCGCAGGCCAGACTCATCGGGCGTCGTCATCCAGTAGCCGTTTTCGTGCACGTAGTCGTTGAACTGCGCCTTGATCTCCTCCTCGTTATGGGTCTGTGAGATTCCCAGATCGATGCCCGAACTACTTACGTAGAACTTTCTGAGAGTTTCGTCTGCGCCCTCTTCGATCGTCGATGAGTCGTATTGAGCAGGGACGCGGTAGGTGACATCGCGTGTGGAGTTGCGCACGAATGAATAATTTCCGGTGAGATCAGCAACGGCTTTCTTCACCGCCGCTGACGCGCTGCCAGATCCTTGCTGCATGTAGCGAATCGCAAGCCGGGTCGCCGCATCATTGAACGCGCTCACCGTCCGGGCGGCATCTACCGGAAACGACTGGTTAAATTCGTCTAACTGCGAGGAAATCTCTTCATCGATGTCCTTTTTGGTGGTGCCGCTCGGGATCATCGCTTGCAATTCTGTGGTTTTCAGTGCGGCCGTTGAGGCGAGCGCGTCGGCGGCGTGGGTCGGGATCCCCGAGCCGATCACCGCGGCAACGTCGGTCATCTTCGGGGCGAGTTGCCCATAAACCTCCGGCCAGGCCGTGCCCCACCGGTCAGCCTCGGTGCGAATCATGCCGACCATACCTTCCGCCTCCGCGTTGGCGATGCGCGCTGCTACCTCGGCGGCGTAGTCATCCGGAAGCAAATCACCCGGCGGCAGACCCAGCCGTTCTTGCTCGCCCCGCACTGAGGTGACGTAGCGATCGGCGTCGCCTGTCCCATTGGCCAGGTCTTTCCAGGTCGCCTGTACGGAAGGGGAATGGCGCACCAGATAGCCGACCGGATCCGCTTCGCGCTCACGTAGGTCAGTTGCCGCCTGCTGCTGGATAATGCCGGCGATCTCAGCGCGTACTGCTGCGCCTTGTTGCTGCGTGGGCGCGTAGCCGGCCGCTACCCGCATGACTTGGTCGGTCGACATCTGTGTCAGCTTGGCGGCATCGAGCGACGCATCGGCCATCAGTCGCACTTGGTCGTGCATCTTGCGACCGCGCTCGGCGCCGAACGCTGCGACAAACTGTGTCACCGGCGGGACACTCTCCACAGGCAGGCGCGATCGGAACGTAGCCTCAATGTCCTGAACCTGCGAGGTCAGCTCTGCCCGGGCGAGCGAGAGCCCAGATTCGCGCTTGGCTTCTTGCCGATCTTTCGCAATTCGCAGGGCTCGCTCAATGTTCGATGCCGTCTCGCCGTTCACGCGCTCGCGGATCGCGCCGTAGTACTTCTCAGCGGCGCCCACATCCTCGTTCGATAGATAGCGATCGATGACACCGCCATAGACCGCTGAGCGCCGATCGGACAATTCAACGTCGCGCTGCTCACGTGACAGGCCAGGCGTCTGATCCAACGTCGCACGAACCTTGTCAATCTCTTGCTCAATGCGCGCAGGATCGCGGAAATTCGTGATCGCAGAGGATTGTGCCGATTGTTTATAAGCCTCGCGCTCGGTGGCGTAATACTCCTCGCGCTCGCGCGACTCGTGCTGCATCAGGGTGCGCTCGATCGCCTGCCGCCGATCCTGCAGTGACTGCCCAAACGCGAGCCGCTGGCGCTCGGTCTTCAGGTTCGTCTGCGCCTTTGAAGCGGCGAGGTCGAATTCCTCCAGCGCCTTCGGGGCGATGTCCATCGCATCTTTGCCGCGATAGCTCAATGCGCCCGTCGTGGGATCATTGAGGATCGAGTTTTCGTTCTCGCCGAGCACCCGATCGGCTTCCATGAACGCAGCCTGGTCGGCCTTGAGACGCTCCTCCTCACGGATCTTCTGCCCCACTCGATTCACATCGCTCAGCGCGCCGGCGAGCGACTCCGCGCGCGTGTCGGGCGTGTATTGAGGGCGGGCTGGAGAGAGCGGGGAGAGGCCGCGAGTCTGGTTGTCGAGGGTTGGAATTCGCACAGGTCAGCCCTGTTTCCACTGCCCATAGGCTTGGGCTCCGCCGCTGATGAGCGTCGCCGTCGCCTGACCTTGCGCGTTGCGACGTTGAGATGAGCCCCACCGCCGCGACTCATCGGCGCGCGTGCGATATCCCCACGCCTCGCGGGCGGCGTCGTTACGGATCGTCAACACATCCTCCTCGCCAGTCACCGCGGTGTCGGTGATGATGTCCAGCGCCGTGCCTGAGCGCTTCACGTTGCGGGCGCCGATCTGCGCTTTCTGCGTGCCGATGATCTGCGCGAGCTGGCGGCGATAGCGCTGTTCCTCCATGCCACCTCGGGCGATTGCATCCTGTGCCTGGAGCTCGCCGAGCAGCGCGTCTCGTTTCCCGGCAGCTTCGGCCTCCTTGCCTGCCTGCGCTTGGCCGGCTGCACTGACACCGGTTGCGATCAGTCCTAGCCACCAGCACATGTTTTTTCCTCTTTGGACGCGCGCCAGAATGCATGAAACGGCTCACCGCGTAGGCCCATTGGGATGGCTTCTTCGATCGTGAACCCCAGCCAGCGCAGCCATTGTATAGTTTTCACGTTGCGCGCATCGACTGCGTTCTCAAGAAACATCGGCAAGCTGTCGATGAATCGGCGCGTGAAGCGCAGAAACGGAATCGGGAAGCGCTCGACCGCCGTGCAGGCCACCATCCACGGCACCGCGTGTTCCGCATGCTCTACAACACCCAACATCGCCGCGGGTTGTCCATGCAGAAACATCGCCAAGGGATACCGCGAGTGTTGCATCCCGCCGCGCATGCAGTGTTCCGGGGTCGTGCCAAGCGCAGCGAGCTCGGCAGCATCGGCCTCCCGAACGGTGGGCAGAAAAATCCACGTGTCACCAGGCATGGCGGGCCGCACATACAGGGCGCTCATGTCCCAAACTCGACTTTGGGAATAACGGCAAGAATCGTCGCCGGCAACGGATCATCCTGCCGCAGGATCAGCCGGCCATTGTCGTTCCAGGTGTTGAGCATGTAGCCGGTCGCCACGCCCGATAGCGCCGCCGTGGGGTCGGTGTAGTACTCATCCACGCGCACCGCCAGCGTCTCCATGTTCGAGCTGTCGGGACCAACCTTCAGCCCAACCGTGTCCTGAACAACCACCGTTGCCATTGGGATGATTTTCTTGCGATCACGGACCGTTTCGGCGGCGCCGAAGATCGTCACATCGAGCAGTTCAGCCTCGGCTGTATACGGCAGCCCAATGTGCACGACGCCTGCGGGGTTTGCGATGGTGACCTGACCATCCGTGACCACCTGCTGATCGAGCACGGCGCCGTCGGCGCAAATCGTAACGGCAGCTCCCTCGAGGTGATCCAGGCCGCTGAAGCTGTCACGCGCGAAGGTCCATTCTGTAGTCGCAATGGCTTGCAGTGCGGCGGGTAGCGGCGTCTGCAGTTGCCCGGTGACGATGGTTCCACCTGTCCAACCGGTGATGATGATGCGCGCGTCTTCGAACAGGATGGCGTCGCCCACATCGTCGCTTGAGAACAGCACCGCGGATGCGGTGACGGTGACATCCTCTCCACCCTCATACGAGGCGCCCGTGACCGTGATCGTCGTGGCGGTGGCGTTGCGCCCGTCGTAGGTCAGGCCGCTGTCGACGAAGAAGCCATCCACTTGGTCTTCAATCTCGCGGTTCGCCATGCGCTCCAGGTAGCGCACCGTGGCGCCGCCGACGGTCCGACGCACGATCACATACACCGCATCTCGGCCGTCTTCAGGGATCACGCAAACGCGCTCAAAAAAGCCGTCGGTGTCGTGTCGATGCCAGCCGACGACCTGCTGCTCGGGCAGGTAGGTGAGGCCAATCAACGCGCCATCGCTGCGCACGAGCCACAGGATGCCGTGCGGCTCCTCGGAGTAATCCATGTCGACGATGTAGCGCGTGGGGCCGAATAGGTGCCGCGACAGAACCGTCAACTCATTGCCGCCGTACTTGTCACGATTAAATGCATACGTCAGCTCATAGAGCTTGGTTGACCCACGCGCCACATGCAGCGCGCCCTCATCACCCACCTCGATCGCACGCCGCGACGCCGAGCCCTTGTGCGACTGTTTGTAAAATCCGATGGTGGTTGGCGTCAACGCCTCACCACGCGCCGGGGTCGCCCAGGATGATGAGGGCGTAAGCGACACCAACTGCTCGAGCGGCACCATCTCCAAGATGGGATTGGCCTGGCGAGCGTTGAGCGTCTGCGCGATCGAGTCATCATCGACCAGCGGGGATGACTCGCCGAAGTCGTGATACTCCCCAACCTTGGACGCCCATTGCGTCTGTGGCTGCTGCGGCGTATTCGCGAACACGAGCCGATCGCCATAGTAAGTGACGACGGACGGATATCCTTGATCCTCACTCCAGGCGCCGAACGCCCATACCGTCGTCGTCGCTGGCGACACGACCGGAATGTGATGGATTACGTTGGCCGTGGCGGTGAGCCCATTGACCGCGACTGCAGTGATTCGAGCGATGCCATAAAAAACATGCTCGTACTGCCAGTTAACGCCGGCGCGCGCGGCCAAATTCGTGATCGGATTACCGTCGCCGTCCGCCTCGACGCCCTCATCATGCGAGGGGCGAATCGTGCCGGTGTAGGTTCCGTCGCCGGAGGCCACTTCGTTCGTCACGCAGCGATAGACCTTCTCAAGCGATCGTCGAAACTTGTTCAGCGGATTGTCGCCGGCTGCCGCAAGCAGCTTGCTGGCTTCCCACGGCTGAATCCCTGAAACATCCTTCAGGTCAATTCGAATGAGCGAACCGACGTGACCTGAGTTGAACACCGCTGCCGACGCCGTCAGCGTGACGCCCGTTCCGGTCGCAGCGCTCGATGTCATCGTGACGTTGTTATCATCGAAATCCAGGAACGGCCCTTCGGTGAAGTCAGTTATTTCGCCAAACGTGAAGGCCGTGGCGTCAGTGCGTGCGAACTCACTCGGAACATAGTCTTTATGAACCAGTGTCATCACATCAGCCGACTGCGTGTAGCGGATGCTGGCCAGATCATCCGATTGATAGTCGGTCGTGATCGTCACTGAGTAGACGACACTGCCGCCGCTGACGTAGCTGCCGCTGATCGATGTTAGCTCCTTGCCAAATTTGAATGATGTCGAGGAGGTGACTTCGATAACCGTGGTCGCGCCCGAAAAAGCGTAATCGCCCGATCCGTTGATGCCGCTGATGGTGATCTGCTGGCCCACGATCAGGCCATGCGCGCCGCTGGTTGTGATCTTACGTCGGTACCGCAGCGGAGAGATTGACTCGGTCACAATTTCTACATTCGTCACCGTGAGCGGCGGCGCGGTTGAGTCGACAAACGCACCGTTTGCGAAGACCTGGATGCTTTCTTCCTGAAACACCAGCATGTATGCCTGCTCGGTCGAGAACACGAACGGCACCAGCAACCCCTCACTGTCAGGATTGAGGGTCGCCACATACTGCAAGCCGGCCCGGTTGCTGATACCCCCCGTCGCGCGCACAAAGAAGTTCCGACAGGTCTTCAGCGCCTCGGCGTAGCGCGCAAGATCGACGCGCATCGCAAGGCTGGGGGATATTTCACCTGCCGTGAAGCTGACTTGCTGCAGTGTGGGCACTAACGTTACATCCGTACCGCGATGGATGGAGATTCGGGGACTGTGTCGTCACGACTTTCGTTGAGATCACGAGCGCCCGCGCGAGACATCCATAGGAAATATTGTGTCTGCGCTCGATCGATGAGATCGGCGCGGGCATTGAGCGGGCCGCCAACCTCCATTGCCAGGCGCCACGCCAAAACCGAGATGAAGTCAGGCGGATAGGTCGCCGTGTTGCTCACGTCGTAGACGCCGAAAGCATAGGCTGATGGCATATCCGAGAGAATAACGCGCGCCGCGCCATCGGTGCGCAACGCAACTTGGAAGGGCATTTGATTTCGAATGAGCTGCTCGTAGTCGGCCCACCGACCCGCCCGAACGTAAGTCATCGCGTTGCGAATCCCTGAGCTATCAGACACGGCGTGAAGGCGCAGCACGTTCTGCGGGTAGCCGTAGACGTAAGTCCAGCCTGGATAGGTCTGCGTGGCCTCGGCTGCGATGGCAACCGCATACGAAGCATGCGACCACGGGAACGCCTGTAGCACTTCACGCCGACACTGCGCATAGAACCGATTGCACAGGCGCGCAGGCGTCGAGGCTTCGGACATGGAGGCGATTGCCTGCCCGACAGCGAGCCGGCCCAGCGCGAGGTTCGAAATATTGACTTCACTCACCGGCGAATCCTCCGACGGAAGGTGGTGATATTGGTTCCGCCGCCGCCACCCGGTCCCGGATCAGCCTGCGTGGTGCTGGTGAACGTATCGCTGACGCCGCCGACATCGAGAAGTGTATTCGTTGCCGTTTCGTAGCTCGCGCTCGACGTGTGCCGCACGCGGATCTGCTGCCCGACGGTCACGCTGCCTACCGAGCTCGTCCAGGCTCCCTCATCAATGGAGCGCTCACCGTCCGTCACGGTGACCGTGGCCGACGCGTCGATGCCGGTGATGGTGATGGGCGATGAGGTGATGACCGATGAGGTGGGCACCCCCGACTGATCTGAGAAGCTAAACGCATCCGGCGTCGTATCGCTACCGCCACCGCCACCGGCGGCGAGCAGATTGAGCAACTGGAGCGCAAGTAACATGGTCAGGTCACGACGGTGTAAGCCAGCACGCCGTCGACCGAGACCGCCGCCGACAGCTCAAGGTTCAGCAGTGTGTTGGCCGCTGTCTCAAACCATCCGATGGGCGAGAACGGCAGCACAAAGCCGGTGTTTGCAACCAGATTCATCTGCCCGGTGAGCGCTGTTCCGCCGGCGCCCGATTCAAAGCGAGCATTGACCGTGCCTGCCGAGACCAGCAGCAGTTGATGCACGCGAATCTTGTTACCTGCACCGGCCGCGGCGACCAGCGTGTTATCGCCCGACGTGGCTACATCTAGGGCCACAAACACCGGCGTCCGAGCTGTGCCGTTCTGGTAGATGGAACTCGTTTCTTCGTGCGCTATGACGTATTGCTTGCGATCCAGCGACATGCGCGCTGCGCCGATGTCACCTTCGTTGACCGAGTCAGGCGACGTTTCATCCGCGGTGAATCCGATCGGCAACACCTCGGAGGTGCCCGGCGTAAACGCCGCGTCGTCGGCGATACCGGCGATGCCACCGGCAGAGACGCGCGCGTGTAGAGCACCATTGGAATCCACACGTAATGGAACGTAATCACCATCGACCGGCGTGAGCGTGGTCAGCGCATCATCTCGGATGCCGAGCAGCACGACGCCCGTGTCCGTTGCCCCCGCGGCCGAATCGACCGCCTTGCCCAGATGTGTCGCCGATGTTCCGGGAATGACGCGCGTTACATCGACATCCAAACCGTTGGTCGCATCGCCATTGATCGCAGCGGCGGTGTATGCGCCCTCTGTGCCGGTGATGCCCATCGCAAAGACGCCCTGGAGTTTGGCGGTATCACCGGCGTGCGATATTTCCCGCGTGACCGCTATATCGCCAGTCGCGCCAGGATTTAATGTAGTGTTGTCTGCCATTTAGCCAACTCCCATAAGAAGCATTCTCTTCACGGTTGCGCCATCTGCAGTCACGACGTTGAGTGTCGCAACCGTTGCCAGCGTGTCCGCATCATAGTCCGCTATGTTGATGTCCCAGTAGGTGTCGCTCCCTGACAGACCCAGCTTGAACGCAATTGCGCCGCCGGCGAATCCCGCGCGGTTCACGATCTCTTGCACGATCGATGTCACGGTGATGGCGTTCGCGCCGACCACCAGACCCGCCTGGGTTGCTGTCGCGGTCGTGTTCGTCCACCCCGAGCTCGGACGATGCCCAGCGCCCAACGCCGCCGCATTGTCTACGTTGTCGCCGGTGACCAGCAGCACGGAGTTCACCGCATCGATGCTGGTCGCCACCGTGATCGTCACCGTCAGCGTGGCGCTAGTGATCGTCGCGCCCTGCGGGATGCCTGTCGCCTGAAAGCGCAGCGCCGCTAGGCGATTAGTCGCGACGTTGTTCGTTTGAAGGACGCCGAAGAATTCACCGACGGGGTAACCCTCAGCGGCGCGGTCGTCCCACGTGGTGCCGTTGGACTCGTGTCCATCGTCGGCGTCTGAAGTGATCGATAGATTGAAGACCGCCATTACGCCACCTTGTTTCGATACAGCGCCGAGTCAACGGCAAGGCTGGCCCTCTCAGCATCGATCGGCAATGCGTTCAGCGCACGCTTCGGATCGGCGATCACATTCACATACTGAACTTCATGAACAATGATGCTGCGTCGATCGTCCAGAATCGGTCGAATGGATTTCAGTTGCACATCATGCGTGCGCGGCCAGTGGGGGTATTTGGCGTCGAAATTCTCTTGCGGAAACGTCCGCTCGTAACTGCGTCGAATCTCGCTCGGATCACGCCGCATCCAAATGACCGTGGTTGGCCGCACCGGTAGACAGGTCAACGAGGTCGGCAGCAGTTTGATTGCCCGATCATCCTCGATCGACTCAAGGAAACCCACCCGCAACGCGTCGCGTTCTTCAACCTCGAAGAAACCATACGGATTAGCGGCGTAGTCGCCGACGTTTCTCTTCTCCATGGATGTTTCACGTGAAGCACTCACGACCGGCTCGATTCCGGCGAACAGCAAACACCGCATCATCATGCTGGTGCCCGATCGCGGAAAGCCTGTAACGACGTAGAGCATTAGAACCCCGGCACCAACTCCATCTCCTCATCACTCACATCCATGTTTGCAGCGAATGTCGCGTGAGACCATTCAATCCAGTTGTCCACGTGAGCAGTCCCCGCGTTGTTGAAATAGAAACCAAGGCCCTCGAAAAGATAACAGTAGAGCGTGCTGAAACTCCAGCTGGGCTCATGATTCAACGGCGTGGGCAGTACGCGATTGACGACGCCGTCTCGCGACCGAACACGCAGGCGATGGATGCCGTTGGCATTGCCTCGGTCCTGCCGAAGATCGAACATCGTGTCGAACTGCAGCCACTCGTCACCCGTCTGCGGTGGATTAGCAGCGTGATTTGTCGAACCGCGGATCTCGATCAGCTTGTTTGTATCTAGACCGCTGTCGAGCGATCCCGACGTCGGCGGGTTATGAAAATTCGGCGTCGTCTCAATGGTGTTGTATGGATATTTCCAGTTGTTCCAAACTGGCTGCCGATGATCGAACACGCCGAGCCGATTATTCTGACCGACGCCCAGCGTGTCACTGTTCTGGAATCCCCAGCACTTCGCATCCGGCGCAAGGTCGAAATACCGCGGCCCGTAGCGCGCGAGCACGCGGAAATTCATTTGGTAAATGCTGTTCGCGCCGGCGTTCCAAATATCAAGATTGCGCAACCATGCTGCGTATTGCGCATTTTCTCCAACCAGTGCGGTGGGTGGATACAGCCTGACGGCGTTCTGCAGTCCGTCGAAAGAACCGCCGCTGCGGATCTCCATCGTTGCGCCGTTGCCACTGGTCAGCTCCTGACCTAGTCCCGTGAAATTGCTTCCGACGGTGATACCGACCCTTTGCCCAGGCGTCGCCAGCGCCGCACCGATGTTCGCTACATCAGTGATGAATGTATCAGCCCAATCGCTACTGCCGCCGCTACCTGCGCCCAGACTGGACCGGGTTACGAGAATCCCCATTTGTCATCGACGCGCCAGCAAGATGACATTTAGATTTGTGGTTCCATCCCCGGCGGTGATGCGCGGCCGAATGTATGCGCACAGCTCGGTCACCGTCTCAATTTTGAGCGTCGTGATGTCCAGTGCGTTTCCCTGTGGATCGGTCAACGGCGCATAGTTCGTACCGTCGTTCGAACCTTCGATGCGCACACTACCGCCCACGCCTAGCGTTCCAGTCACTTGGACGCTGCGATCCGCCCAGCCCGGCGACGTGAACGCATTGCCATCGTCGCTCGACGACTGCAGCAGCCCGGCCCAGGTGACGACCATGACATCGTCACCCACCGTTTGCAGCCGGCTGGCCGTATAGGTGCGCGTGGCCATTAGATCACCTTGGCCTGATCAGCATCGGCCTTGAACTTGCCGGAGCTGTGATCAAACTCGTTCGGATTGCGACCGATCGAACGCGCCACCATCTGCGACATCGCAAACATCAGGTCTTCAGCGCTGGGCGGCTCGCGCTGCTCGGCGGCCTTGGCGGCTACTTCGATTTTGCGCTGGTCGCGCTCCTCGAGCTTCTCGAGCCACTCCGCCGGCGGCTCATCTACAAACTCCATCCAGTTAGACGAGAACATCTCCCAGCTCGGGATCAGGAATTCATCGCCCTCATAGCGGCGACGGATGTAGAAGCCAGAGATTGGGCGGGCGTCGCCCTCGTGTCCCTTGGCAGCCAAGCACCGCACGAGCACCCCTTTGGGGACCGCAATATCGTCGATAACCC